ACCCTAGTATTTCCGAGAAAAACCCCCTAAAAGAAAAGAAATTAAAAGAAAGTAAAGTAAAAGAAAATAAAACAAATAAATATATGGCTGCGAGAGAAACTTTGGATTTTTCCTATTTTTCTTATGATGAAAAACTCAATGAAGCTTTCTTAGAATTTGCAAAAATGAGAGAAAGAATTAAAAAACCGATTTCAACACAGCATACCGTAGATTTACTGGTTAAAAAACTAAAAGAATTATCTACTATAGATGGGAATATAGATAATGACAGAGCCATAGAGGTTCTTAATCAGTCTATTATGAATAACTGGCAGGATCTATATGCATTAAAAAATAATAGTAACAGTAGTAAGAATTTTAACAACTATACTCAGAGAGGGGGCATAGACTGGGATAAAGTATGACAAGAGATGAAGTAAAAGAAATAATAATGATAATGACCTATACATACCCAAATTATAAGCCAATAGATATTAAGGCGACAGTAGATATATGGGCATCAATATTAGCTCCCTATCAATTTGAAGGCATTAAGGCTGCTTTACATGCATATATATTAAGTGATACTAAAGGGTTTGCACCTTCACCCGGTCAACTTATAGATCAAATTCCGGTAAAGAAATTTGATATGACTGAGTTTGAAGCATGGGGAATAGTAAGTAAGGCAATTTCAAATTCAAATTATCATGCAAAAGAAGAATTTGATAAGCTTCCACCAGTGATACAGAAGACTCTTGTAAGATGTGATGTCCTTAAAGAATGGGCAAGTATGGAGAACGATACAGTGCAAAGTGTTATACAGTCTAATTTCATAAGGAATTACAGAACTGTATTACAAAGAGAAAAGGATATTGGAAAACTTCCGGTTAAGCTTAGAGAGTTATTAGAAATAACCGGAGAGAAGATGTCAGGAAGAGGGATAGAATCTAATACAAATCAAATTGATTGTAAAAAAATTGATGATGAGAAGTAGAGAGGGAGAGAAAGTAAAATAATTTAGAAAGGAGTCGAGCCTGCCGGCAATAAAGGATATCCGGCTCCTGAAAAATATGGATTATAAAAGTGAGATAGTAAAAAAGATAAATGAAATGGCTAAATATTATTCAGCACATCAAGTCTTTCGTGACTGGATAGAAGTATATGCCTTATCAATAGCAAACTTTTGCAAGCCTACAGGCACACCTGTTTGGGAAAAAAGAGAGCAACAGTATTTAAGTACAATAGGGAAGTACCAAGAGCAGGAGATACTCGGATTTGCTGACCTTGGAGGCATACTTGCTCTAGCCTTGGAAGAAGATATATCAGATGTACTAGGGGCTGTATATATGGGACTGGAGACAAGCAGTAAAGTTACAGGGCAGTTCTTTACTCCGGATAATATAAGTAGACTGGTCAGTAAGATGATGGATGATGAAGTAGTATCAACCGATATGCCTATAAAGTTATATGAGCCTGCATGTGGCAGCAGCGGGATGATTATTGCATATGCTAAGGCTTTGAGAGATAAGGATATAAATTATCAAAGGCTTCTTGATATAAAAGCTTCCGATATAGATTTTGCATGTGTATATATGAGTTACATACAGCTGTCACTGCTTGGAATCAAGGCGGTTATTGCAAGACAAGACAGCTTGCTTGGAGAAAAAGTTCCACATGAGCATATATTTGCAACTCCGGCAAAGAAAGGAATGTTGCTATGAAAGACGAATTAATATCTAAGATAGTTATGGAACTGGCAGCAAATGTTGATATAGATGCAGGAGAACTCAAATCTAAGCTATATATGATTATGCACGGATACAGTATAAAGCTCGAAAATACAGACTTAGTTATAAGGGAAGAAAACAAGAATGAATGGTATTTTAAAAAGTTCATAATGACAAAGACGGTGCAAGGGTTATCTGAGAGGACATTGGAGCAGTATTCAGCTGAAATACCAAGGATGTTAAACGCAATAGGAAAATCCGCAGAAGATGTAAGCTCAGACGATATATTATATTACCTTGCTGTAAGGGAGCATAGAGATAAAGTATCTAAAGTAACTGTATCAAACAATCTTAGATACCTGAGAACATTTTTTGAGTTTTTAACGGTTGAAGGAATAATACCTACTAATCCAGTAAGGAAAATTGGAAGCATCAAAGTAGCTAAAAAGCAGAAAAAGGCTTTTTCGGATGTAGATGTGCTTAAACTAAGACAAGGCTGTAAAAATGTAAAAGAAAAGCTTATTGTTGACATGCTACTAAGTACCGGTTGTAGAGTCTCTGAACTCGTATCTATAAAATTTGAAGATATAGATGGCAGAAAAATAAATGTCTTAGGCAAGGGAAACAAAGAGAGAACAGTTTATCTTAATGCACAAGCAAGACTTACATTGGACGAGTGTATTCGAGAAATCAACTTAGTAAATAACCCGTATATCTTTCCAAGTACACGATACCGAAATAGTAAAGAGCATACAAGTAACAGTGCGATAGAGGGTTTTTGCAAAAGGCTTGGAGAAAGAGCGGGAGTCAGAAATGTACATCCGCATAGATTCAGGAGAACTTGTGCAACTATGGCTTTAAAGAGAGGAATGCCCGTAGAGCAGGTCAGTAAAATGTTAGGACACGAGGATCTTAAGACAACTCAAATATATCTGGATCTTGATGAGAGGAACTTGGAAATAGCACATGAAAAATATGTAGTGTAGTAAAAGAAAAGGAGCAAATATGAAAAACACATTAGAGGATTTAAACAATTACTTATTCGAATCAATAGAAAGAATTACAGATGATGATCTGACAGATGAGCAACTCGAAAAAGAGATAAAGAGAAGCGATGCTGTGCAGAAAATAGCAAAAACAATTATAGAGAATGGGCATCTTGCTCTAAGTGCAAGAAAGCATATAGATGAGCAAGGAACAGGACAGACTATAGATCTACCTATGTTGGGACTTAAAAAGGGTGTTTAACTATGGCTTACACAATAGCTGAGAGGGAATTCTTGAAAAGATATATTCCCGGGCATTTTTCATATGAAATACAAAGTGCTTTTGAAGAGAGGTTTGGAAGATGTCTAACCTATGCACAAATAAAGAGCTTTAAGGGTAATAATAAAATTCGGTCCGGAGTTAATACAACATTTAAAAAGAAGCATGTGCCGGCAAATAAAGGCAAACAAATGAGTGCAGAACAATATGCAAAGTGTAAAGGAACAATGTTTAAAAAAGGACATAGCCCTCAAAACTACAAGCCGGTAGGTAGTGAGAGGATAAATGTTGATGGTTATATTGAAATAAAGGTTAAAGATCCGGGAACATGGAAACTGAAGCATAGAGTAATGTGGGAAGAGCATAACGGAGAAATACCACAAGGTAAGTTAGTGATATTTAGAGATAATAATCCTTTGAATTGCAATATAGACAATTTACTACTCATCAGTAAAGGTGAAAACATGAAGATGAATAACATTGGTGCCTGTGAATACAAAGGATTGGAAAAAGAGGTTTTATTAAATGCTATAAGGCTTAAAAATGCCATTAAGAGTAAGTTGAATAAATAAGGGGGAAAACATGTTAATTGAGATATTGCCAAACAAAGATATTGAAGAGTTTGAAAGGTTTGGATTTAAGCGATGTGCAAATGATGATGGATGCTATTACTTGTGCATAGAAAAAGATAAGGCTGTATTTTTCGTAGATGAATCCGATTTTATTATAGATATTTGGAATGAAGAGGACAAACGTTTACACAAGTCCCCAGATTTAGACAGCACATCAGGATTTACATATCTGGAAGTACTAATTAGGTTACTTGAAGAAGGATTAGTTAAATTTGATTAGGTGATTTATATGATAGCAGATTTGGCAAAGAGAATATTAAGACATTATGGATTAAGGCATCAAAAGTCAAAAACCATAGAAGAATTGGCGGAGCTGATAGTGGCTCTGCAAAAAGATATTTTATCAGGAAATGAGGGTTTGTCTAAAGAGGTTCTTGAAGAAATAGCTGATGTTCACATCATGCTTACTCAGCTATTGGATGATGAGTGTGACAAGACACAAGTATCGCTTATAGTAGATAGGAAATTGAAAAGACAGATAAGAAGAATTGAGAAGGAGAAAGAAAATGAACAGAGTAACATTGATGGGTAGACTTACAAGAGATCCGGAAGTGAGATATACAAGTGGTGAGAGGTCAATGGCAATTGCAAGATATACTCTTGTGGTAGACAGAGGTTTTAAGCGTGGAGACTCATCTGAACAGAACGCAGACTTTATACCATGTATTGCATTTGATAAAGCCGGAGAATTTGCAGAGAAGTATTTTAGACAGGGTATGAGAGTGTTGGTTTCAGGTCGTATTCAGACAGGAAATTATACCAACAAAGAAGGTCAAAAGGTTTATACAACTGAGGTTATTATAGATTCTCAGGAATTTGCAGACAGTAAGGGAGCAAGCGATAGTGGTGGCGGATATCAGGGCACAACAAGACAATCAAGATCATCTGCAAACTCTGACGGATTTATGAATATTGCTGATGGAGTTGATGACGAGGGTCTACCATTTAACTAGGTTAAAAATAAGAAAGGGTACTTTATCATGGCAATACAAAAGAATGTGACAATAAATCGCAAGGAATACGAGCGTATAAAAAAGTATGATCGTACTCAGATGGATACATTTATTCAGAGTGTTTATAAAAGTGGTTTTGAAGACGGTAAAAGCTCAGTACCGGGTATAGATATATCTAAAATCAGTGATACTTTACTTACAGTAAAGGGACTGGGAGAAAAGAGGGTGGAAGCTATATTGGCAGCATTGGAAAAGGAGTTGACATAATGACAGCAAAAGAGTTTCTTTGCCAGCTTAAAACTTTGGATAATATGATTAGTGCTAAATTGCTGGAAAAAGAAAGAATGAGAGCACTCACCACAAAAGTTACTGCTGGACTAAGTGAAAGAGTACAAGGTGGAGGAGGCGGAGGTATAGAAAATGCAGTCATAAAAATGCTGGAATTAGAAGAAAAGCTAAATGTAGATATTGACAGGCTTGTGAATTTAAAGGCAGAGGCAAGGCTACTTATTGAGGAGTTGGCTGATGATAAGCACAAAATAGTTTTATCTATGTACTATGTGTCTGATATGACATTTGAAAAGATATCTGATGAAACACACTATTCTATAGGAGCAATACATAAGTTTTACAGAAATGCTTTAAAAGAATTTGAAGAAGTATATCGGTTGAGGAAAAGTGAAAAAAATGAATAAAAATGAAAATGCTTATATGATATTATGTATATGTGAGAAGTTTAAGCAAGTATACTTTTTCATAATCCTCCTTTTGGGTATGAGAGCGGTTTGGACATTTTACCGCTCTCAGTTTTTCGGAGGAAATCGTTGTAATGAACCTCTAAGTTACGTATTTTTCGTTAAAAGGCAGTCAAGTGTGGCTGTCTTTTTTCATATTAGAGTATGAAGCCAAGTATAGACAGATGGGAAGGTGAGGTGAGTGGCAAATGGGCAGGATAACTTAATATCTCTAGGTGAGCGAACAACGGACGAACAACGGGAAATTGCCAAAAGTGGTGGGAAGGCTTCAGGAGTCGCAAGGAGAAGAAAAGCGGACTTGCGAAAGATTGCCGAGGGCATGATTACGGGAGATATATCTGAGATGATGATTAAATCTCTGATAGACATTGCAGCAGATCCGGGCAATAAAAATGCAGTATCAGCTTTCAAAGAAATCCGTGATTTGCTTGGGCAGAATAAAACGACACTGGATAAGCAGGAACAAAAGGCACGCATTGAGGCATTGAAAGCAAAGACTGTGACAAGTAGTCCCGAAGAAATTGACAGCTCATATGTTGATGCCTTGAAGGGATTAGCAGATAAGGTGTGGGATGATGAAAGCAGTTAAAAGAAACAAGCCTTTTAAGTTTGTCCCACCGTCTAAAAAGCAGTTGAAAGTTCAGACGTGGTGGATTGCCGATAAAATAAAAGAGCATGATGGAATTATAGCTGATGGAGCAATTAGATCCGGAAAGACAATGAGTATGTCTATGGCCTATATTGCTTGGTCAATGGAATGTTTTGACGGTGAAAATTTTATCATAGCAGGTAAGACAGTAGGTTCTTGCAGAAGAAATGTTATTGGTCCACTTAAAAAGATGCTTGCAACTTTGGGATATTTTGTACAGGACCA